GGGGGCTGTTTCGTTGTTTGTGATAGATTCCATAGATAATATAGGTATAATACAGAGCAGCGGCGGTAAAATTTGCAGGCCCTAATGGCCAAAGGCAAACCGCTGGTTAAAAATTGGTCCAGTTTTACGTTACTGGAGGAACGTCACGATCGATTTTATCAGAGTGCAGTCAGGACGTCGACAACTGGCTGTTCTGGAGAATCTGCGTCCCAAGGAGTAAGTCCTTGAGACACCTGCTGCTGCGCGAGCGTGTCAAAGGGAGGGAAATGGTACGTCATTCCCACCTCGTTTAGCACGCGCTGCAGGCGGTCCACATTGAGATTATACTCAGAGCGGCCGTACTGAACGAATTCAGGCACGACTGCTCCGATACACTCGCGGAGTTTCTCGGTCGCCGTCAAAGGACCAGTGTCCATGACGACGCATAAAATCTTTCCGATTGAAGACTTATCTATCGGGCAAAAAGTAAAATTGAACTCGGGATCGAAGCGAAAACGACGTTTTCCAATGGTCGCACTGGAAATCGGCAGGGTGCCGTAAACATCGTCACTTTTATCGGCGGCGGTATATTTGATACCGATCGATGCAAAGTAAGCCTGGAGAGTTACAAAATTGAAGAACTCAACCGCAAAATCACTCACGGACATCATGTTGTCGTCGCCTAATGCGTAAAACGTAACGTTGTCCTCGAACATGTCTAAACGTTCGGCGAGGGATAAGTGGTTGAAGCGCTCTGGTAGAACGCTGAGCCAAGCGAGCCTAACGTAAAGGCTGTTGGCGACGTTGTTGACAAAGAAGGTGGTAAAAGCTCCAGAGCTCAGAGACCCAGGGAGCGTGAATAAGTCACGCCCCATGAGGATCCAAGGGAAAGCGGTATCCGTACCTATTGCACGTATAACCGCCAACTCTTCGGGAGACATGTCGTTGTAAAAAGTCTTAACAATGTGTACGACTGTAAAAACTGCCATCATGAGTATAGCTGGCAGCTTCTTGTCATACTTACTAAAGTCGCCGTTGATGATGCGGCGAAAGCGCGATAAGCGCGCGAAAATTGCTCCCCACGCTGCAGAGAAACAGTTGACACCGCCGACGGTCTCGGTGTCGATGAAATTGGCAGTGAAAATCGAGATGAAAATCCCGAGAAACATCTTGCACACGACGAAGAAGTCGAATGGTCCGAGGCAAAAGATGCGAATCTTGCGCTGCTTGACCTTTTCGACGTCGCGGGGCTCATCTTTGAACGCGGTCTTGAAGATCACGTTAGAGCGATCACCCGCGATGGCGCGGTTGATGTAGGCTTCAGTAGAAGCCTGAAGTTCGGGGCCAGGCCCGTGGCCGTCGGGTGCAGTGTCGGTAGAGTAAGGAACAACGTAGTCCTTCTTCTTTCCGGGCCAAAGAAAGCCCGCTGCCTTCGAAAGTGGAGCACTCCAGCTCCAAGGGGAAGTCGAACTACCGCTGATAGCACTAACAGAGTCCATAATGTGGTCGTGTTTGAAATCGGGGACTTTGCAGAACTTGGCGGCGAGATGAATGGTTGCCGCGTCGAGGTGTTCGGGATCGATGTTGTTGGCAAGTTGGCACATGTCGTTGAGAGCGTTGTTCTCTACTGACACATACTCACCCTCTGGAGAGACGAAGGAGTTGAATTTGCAGGGTCCAAGCCTACAGTGATACTCCTCAGGAAAAATACGCTCAAAAGCTCGACGAATAGACGTGTTGACGACCTTCGACACGTTACGCGTCTGAGGACTGTCGATGACCCCGATCGGAAGGATC